CTAGCAGAAGGTTTAATAACAACAAATAAAATTCGATATGTAAGTGGCGCAATTCCTACCTTGGGCGGCAATGGAATTGTTGGCGACCACATAAGAGCCAACACTGTCACGGGTGGCCTAACAGGAAATATAGGATTAGCTACCATTACAACAGACAATCTTGCACCGGGGACTGGCTTGATTCCCGTGGGTGCGCTTATCATTTGGGATCAGGGTCCACCCACAGGCTCTACTGATGGCTTTTGTCCTGCTGGATTTACACGAGCTACTGAATTTGACGGACTCTTCCCCCTTGGTATTAATGATGCCGCAGGTTCTCAAGTAGCCAGCGTGGGTGAAAATTCTTTTGCTTCTGGTGGCGCTGATAGAATTACTGACCCCCTTGATTCTTCTGGGTTAACTAAACCCGCTACAGCTCCCCACGCCCATGACATACCTATTGTTGATAACGCCAATGGAATTACCGGGGGAAATAGAGGTCTAAATCCCGGTTATACAAGCACCAGCGATAACGCCTCAACTCCGCTTCTTACGGCGGCTCAAAAAAGCACTTCACACGCACATAATCAATCACCTTCCGCATTTAGGACTGTCATTTTTTGTAGGAAAACATAATGAAATTGCTTATAAGCAAAACATGTGAAAACTGTAAGCCCGTGAAAAATATAAATAAAAGATATCCTCAAATAAAAAAGTATTACGTTAAAGATGGAATAGTTAAAATAGATAGAAAAGTATTTGACGTAGGCAAAGAATTGCCGGGGTTGCCAGCGCTCATCACAGATAAGGTTGTGTATGTGGGTGCTAAAAAAATACTCGAATTCATCAAAACGTTAGAAGCAGGAGAAAAATAATGCAATCGGCAAAATATTTTGACAATCAGATAATTAAAGTTCAGAATTTAGAATTTCAAAGAGATTCTACTGAGAAGAATATAGTAGATAATTTTATGACTTTTTCTAAAGATGCAGGCGGTATCGTAAATGGTCTTGACCTAACAGATGGCGGTGGTACTGACTTAAATATTGCTCAGGGAGTTGCATACGATAATACTGGGCGACGAATGGAACTGTATTCTGGCATAACCATAACCGCACCTTCTGGAGCAAATGTCATCTGGGCCACACTTGCTGAATCCGATTACAATCCCGATCCAACGTCACCACCACCTTATCCTTCATTCCCTGAATTTGGTGAAGCTCAGGTAAATATCAATCCCGTAACTGGCTCAGGTGTCAATGTCAGTAATTTCAACACAATGGTTGTATCGGAAATATCTGGAACAGGTTCTATTCCTCTTGGTTTAGTCACGGTTAGCGGTGTAGGTATTTCTGGAATAGACACAAGTGAAACCTACAGACAACCCCTTAAACTGGTTGGCATTTTGAATGTAAACACGTCCACTATTGATGGTTCCATTATAACTCTGGGTACGCTTGATTCTGATGCATTCACTAATCCACTCACAGCCGATATTTATCTTGGTTCTGGTGTTAGCATTTTTCCAACTGTTTCTGGTACATCAAAGCTTGGCACAACTGATATTCCGTTTCTTGAAGTAGACACAAAGAATTTAAATGTAACGAATGTATCGGGCCTTTCTCCAATCAATGTTTTGTCTGACATTAGCGTTGATTCAAGTGCTCGAATTTATTCAGACAGCACTGAGTTAAGAATAAACCCAAGTGGGCAGGATACTTATATTGGTGATCGTTCTTATGCGGCAACTCCCGGAACATTATTTGTAAACAACATTTCCGCTTGGGACGGTGTTTTACCACTCAATCCCAATATGTCCATAAGCGCTGGCGTATTGACTTTAGATTTGGACGCAAATTCCGGAAATCCGGGTCTTGTTGCCAATGTCGCTGGACAAGGATACGTATGGCGTACTGGAGGAAGTTCTTTAACTAATGTCAACGGAAGAATAGAGTTGGTTGCCAGCGGAACGGCTTTGTCGAAATTCCAATCCGAAAATTTATTAATTCAAGGTAATGACACCTTGGAATTAAGCGGTAGTGCTGTCGAAATTAATTCCGACACGTTGGATTTAACAGCAGATTCTGGGCTAGTCACCATTAATTCTGATGTGGATGTGAGCGGCACTCTTTCTGTTCCTGAAGGGCTTGATACAACCCAAACATTTGAAAATTTAATTCCCAATTCAACTTTTCAACACACATCTGGTATATCTACGACAATACCTCAGATTTGGAACCTTATAGAAGGGGCTTTATCTGGAACCGTTAACTTTATGGGTAGCAATTCTGTGGACTCAACGGTTACATCTGAAGCCGAAGCCGATACATACTTCCAGATGCAAGTATCTGGCTTGACCTCAACACCCGGAAATGTTATTTCTATACCCGTTTCCAAGGCAGAGGCTGGCGACAATATTGATTATACCTTAAGTTATTACTACAAAGCTTCTGGCATAAACGCAACAACTGATACAACTAATTTGAGAATTAATCCAACATTGAGTTCAGGCCCATCTGGAATAGCTGGGGCCATTGATACGGTTCCCGCCGCACTAACTGTTGAGGATGATGGAAGTTGGCACAAAGTAACAGCCCCGTTTAGCGGACCCCTAACAACTGGATTAGAGAATCCCTATCTTGCCTTTACGTTTAACAATTTGGTAGGGGCTGAAGATTATAACATTCAGTTTACCAATGTGCAATTAACTAAGGGTCTCGGTGGTCCAACTGTAGAGGCTAACAATACTGGTTCCTACACCCTTCTCCAGATTGCCAATAAAAATTCGCCGGGAGCTGGACAAGGTTTGGTTCCCCAAAAAACATTTTATTCCAAGGGACAATTCGCAATCATTACTTTAGATGCCCCCTTTTATTGGGGGGGAAACTTAACGGTCAACGCCAATGGAACCATCTATTTGAACTTGGACGGTGTTGTTGTAAGGTTCGCAAGTTATCAGCAGTGGATTTACGGAGGTGCGGGTAGAGAAGTCTACTCACTGACTTGGCATGGTTATCTTGCCCCCGGATTTCACACGATTAATGCTAGTGTAGATATAAGTGCCTCTACCAGTAATACCGGATGGACTGGTGGCGCTATAAACATGACGTTATTATAATTTGTTAACCAGAAATTTGCTTAAAAAATCATTGTTTTTATTAAACAAATCGTATATAATTCACTAAACGATTTTCTTTAAGGTGATAAATGTATCCAAAAGTACAAGAAAATTTCTTAAAAAAGATAATAAAATCCGGGAAATATACCAGAAAAGANGCCTGTAAGGTATTTGATGATAAATTCAAGCGTAAAAGGAAGATGTCCTTGGACGCTATAAAGAATTTCACCCGCACTCGTAGTCTGAGGTTCCCGGAAATCGCAGTGGATGCTTGGACAAAAAAAGAAGAATCTGTTTTCGTAGGTTTATGGTTAGTAAATGCTAGTTATAAAAGAAAGCTTGTTGAATTACCCACACGAGGAAAAAGGTCTATGGAAAAAAAGCACACCCGAATGATAGAAGGTGGCAAATTTAATGAAGCAACAAAGAAAGATATTAAGGCGAACATTGCCTCTGGAATTTCAACATANAAGATCGCTAAGAAGTATGGTATTCCCAAAAGATACATTGATGAATTCGCAGAAAAGGTAAATGACGAGCTTGTAGAATTTAAGAATTTAAAGCGCTGGGAAAAGCAAGATTTAGATGGAATATTTGAGGGTCTTGAGGCGATGCAGGAAAAACTCAGAGGCATTGATTCAGAACAAACCTCAGCCGATGTTCATATTAAGACAAAGGCTAAATATATAGCGCTAACAGTTGTGAGTGATTTCCATTTAGAAAACATTAACACAGATTTGACACAGCTACGCTCTGACTTTGACATTATTAAAAAAACTCCTAATCTTTACGCTGGTTTTAACGGTGACTTGATTGACAATTTTGCCGTTGGTCCACACAAGGAGGGTGTTATTGAAGGCGCACTGCCCCCACGTCAAGCTAGAATGTTGGCGGGAAAGCTTTTTGAACATGTAAAAAATAAAATGTTGTGGATGGTCCTTGGTTGTCATGATGCTTGGGATAAGAACTATGCGGATTATGATTTGCCACAGCATATTGCCAGAAAGATTGGGGTTCCTTACTTGGGACATGGCGGCGATATTAATCTCAAAGTGAATGACATAGAGTATTTCATTCACTCAAGACACAAGTATCGTGGTTCCGGTGGCATAAACAACGGAACAAATTGTTGCAAGAAAGTTTTACAACAGATTGATCCTAAATTCGATATAGTTTCTATTTCCCACAATCACTTCTCGGAAATAAGACTTGAACATTTTTTGGGCAAGAACAGGTGCTATATCCGCACAGGCTCTTATAAGCGTGAGGACAGATACAGCAAAATGTTGGGCTTTAGAACTAACGAGTTTGACATTCAGATTCCTGTTGTAATTCTTAATACTGAAACAAAAGAAATGAAAATTGTTAGTGGTATTTCGAATGGTGCTGATATGCTTAAAGCGCTGAATGGTGCGGCTAAAAGGGTGAAGACCAAAGCCAAGACTAAGACAACCGTCACAGGCCAAAAGGCCAGAAAGGCCATTAAGTCATTTAAGAAATTGAATGACAAAACTCGTAAAAAGGTTGCGGTTCGTAAAAAAGTTGTTAAGAAGAAAACTGCTAAAAAGAAAAGAGCATAACAATAAACTTTATGGTGTATTGTGTCAAAGAAGACTAAAGTTTACTTATCGGGAAGAATGGATGGTGTTTCAGTCGAAGAAGGAAACGGGTGGAGGCTGGAAGCGTCCCAAATTCTTACAGAAGCTGGATTTGATGTTTACAATCCCTATGATGGAAAGTCTAAAAACAAAACCGACCATCGCAATCATACACCCAATGAGATACACGATAGAGATATTTATTTCTTAGATAGAAGTGATATAGTTCTTGCATCCTTACTCATGCCAGAAGTGATAAATTCAAAGGATGCTCCATTCTTTACAATAGGAGAAATGTATTTAGCCCATAGAGATAGAAGGCCAATTATTGCGTTTACCAATTGTTTTAATGGTAGGCACGGCTACGAAGCCATTGTTAGTAAAAGCTTAACAAATCTAGAGGACTGCTTAGAATACATTATAAATAATTACTGATGGACAGAAAAGAATATCTTAGAGAATATAGCAAAAAATGGAGGAAAGAACACCCCGACTATGACAAAGAGTGGTCTAAAAATAACCCAGATAAAGTAAAAACAAAGACTAAAAATATCAGGATAAAAATAGAGAAGAGATAAATAAAAAGGCTATGGAATATAGACATAGAAACCCGGACGCAATAAAGGTTATTCACAAGAAATTCAGAGAAAAGCACAAAGAAGAACGAGCGGAATATCACAAGAATTATATAAAATCAAGAAGAAAAACAGATGAAGTTTTTAGGATGAAGCATAATCTTCAAATAAGAACCGGGAAGGCTTTTAGAAATATTTTAAATAAAAATAAAAACATTTCTACGTTTAAAATGATAGGGTTATCTCCAGAAAAATTAAAGGTTTATATTGAGAATAAATTTATTGAAAATATGAATTGGGATAATTACGGCAAGGGCGGCAGGGAGGCAGGGAGATTGACCACATTGTTCCTCTCTCTTCAGCGATATCCGAAAAAGAATTGATTAAATTGTGTCACTATACTAATCTTCAACCCTTGTGGCACATGGAAAACATTAAAAAGGGAAATAAATTGATAGGACGGTGATACAACTTGTTAATTAAGCTTTCATCCAGAGACGTTACCGCAATGGGAACCATCTCTGTCAGAGTAAAATCCAACGTGGTGATCTGCGAGTATGCAAGAACTCAGGCAGATAGAGAGAAGGGCTTAATGGACAGAAGGTATCTCCCGGCTAATAGAGGAATGTTGTTCGATACATTTAGTCGTTATCGCCCAGTGTTTCACATGAAGAACGTTTACCTACCGTTAGAAGCAGTGTTCATAGGAAATGACAATAAGATTGTTGACATAGTTCCCATGATTCCTTTGGATGCGAGCACAATTTATACATCATGGAAAAACATACCTATTAAGTGGGTATTGGAGCTTAATAGAAATTACTGTTCAAGTCACGGTATTAAACTCAACGACACAGTATTTTTAGACTAGGAGTAAGCGATTGCCACCAAAAAAAAAGAAAAGCAAAAAAGTTGTTAAGAAGGTGGTCAAAAAGAAGACCGCAAAAGAGGTCACGCCAAAAGACAAAGCCCTTCACGAACTTATAAGAATGATAAGACACACTCAGGAACATTGTGATTATATAAACGATGAAGTGAATGAGAATGCATTTGAGATTCAAAAGCTTATCGCTCACATGGCTTTCATGGATCATAATTTATTGGAAACAAGAAAAATGTTGGAATTTGTCGTTACCAATATGAATCCTAGACAAGCAGAAGCTCTTCACAAAAAGTTTGAGATAAAAAAGTCTGAGCTTGGCACAAACAAAAAAGACAAGAAAAGAAAAGAAAAGGATGAATTCAAGAAATTTGCGATGCACGATAACATAACTCCTCGATGTAGAAACTGCAATGCTATTGGTTTGATAACTGAGGAGAATTGTAAGGAGTGTGGCGCAAAAATTTAATAAGAGAGGTTCGTATGTATGTTAGCATATCTCAAATTTATGGCTACATTCTGGAAGGGACTTTTACTAGATAATAATGTTCCCGCAAGTATTCCCAATCTGCCAAAGAAAAAGAAGAAAAAGAAGAAAACAGCAGTTCCCGTAAAACCTACCGTACCAAAAATTGAAAAACCAAAAATTGAATTGCCAGCGCCCTTGATAACATATAAGGATGTTGTGTCTCGTTATGGAACTCCTTACAACGCCGAGACCCAAAAGAAAGACGAGGACATAAAAAATAAATGGGAACAGAAGTGGATGACCCTGTGGAAAGGCAAAAAGTTCACAAAGGCCACCGGAGTTGCTTGGCCCAAGAACGCTCCATTTAGTCGTGTTTATTGTAATAAGGAATTAGTACCTTATCTCAATAATACCTTTTTAACTTTAATCGAAAAAGATTTATTTAAAGAGCTTAAGACATTTGATGGGTGTTGGAATGTTAGGAAAATCCGTGGTTCTGCCAAAAGATGGTCCACTCACTCTTTTGGTATTGCTATTGATTTGAATGCCAAGGAAAACCCCCTGAATGGACCAATTACATTTTCAGATGAATTTCTGCAAGTGTGGAGAGATACGGGTTGGAAGTGTGGTGCTGATTTTCGCAGAAAAGATGGAATGCATTTTCAGGCGGTGGAGAAGGCTTGATGAAACCTTGGCATATAAAAAACATTTTTAAAATGTCTTTGTGAAAAATGTCATAAAATAGAGGAAGCTACGACCAATAATCTTTTTAAGAATAATTTGTTACATTTAATTCCTAATTATGAGGCTGTAATGAAGAATAAATAAATTAAGGAGGTCCTCATGTCCGCTAGACTGCCCTACAATAAGATGAAAATAAAACTCAAAAACTTCGATACTGACCCGAAATATAGAGAATACAAAAATATCCACGGTATTTGCAATATGGGCAAAAACGAAGACGAGATTTGGTTAAACCGTGCAAAATTAAAGAAGCCAGCGGACACTATTGAATTCACAAAATATCACGAATTGGTCCACGTTAGAAGACAAAACGCTGGTGAGGACGGTTATGGTCTTTATGAGGAAGATGTGGTTGAGCTTGAGGCTGTGGCAAGAACCCAGAAAAAGACGTTAAGTATGTCTCAAAGGGTGTTAAAGGACTTTTTAACGCATACTTTCAGAAAAAAAAGAGGCAAGATGGTCAGGGTGAGACTTTATCCCAACAGACCAGAGGATTTGAAGATAATCCACAGAAAAATTAAACATATTTTAAAACATAAATATAGCAAATAAATTGCTAAATTTTATAATATACTATATAGAAAAGGGCATCGAGGAGAAATATTATGCAAATTAGGCTATCATACCGAGACATTAAAGCCGACACAACTGACGTATGGCATTCGCACTCCCAAACCGAGGAAAACAATCCAGTAGAGGATAATCCAGAAGTTCCGGGAAAGCCTCAAGTCGATGTTCATATTAAGATGGATAAGGAGAGGACCGAACACGATTTCAACATGGCGATGCCTCTCAACGTCAGAAATCAATTGGAAAGGACATACTAACTATGCTAAATCAAACCCAAGCTGAGGCTCTGACGCAAGAAATCAGGGATGACCAAAAAGATGTTATGAAAGACATTTTGAACAATGCAAGACTTATTATGGAGATAGAACAACCAGAAAAGTTTAAGATGTTCAAGAAACTTGTCTTTGACAGTTTTGGTAAATCCGGTTTAGAGACTTCAATACAAAAATCTATTCAGAAATACGTGGAAGAATAATAATAGGAGAACACAATGCCATTTGAAACAATAGTTACAGGTACAATATTAAATAGTGCTAATATTCCCACTTCGGGATTAACGGTTAACTTCAGAGCCGTAAGGGAACAAGACCCCATCACTGGATACAGAAATGTGGCTACCGTGTTCACCAGCACGACTGATGGTGGCGGAGCGGTACAGTTTTCCGGAGTAACGGCGGGTAATTATGATGTTCAGGTTGTTTCTGGTTCATCTAATTGGGCAATGGAGAATTATCAAGTCAAGAATTCATACACAGTTGCTCCGGGCGGTTCTGAAATCGTAGAAGAAAGCAGAACGTTTGTGAGAAGTAGTGAGACGTTGGCTCCATCTGGCATAACGGTTGACAATACACCAAGACCAAACAATAAGCTTGGAAATCCTCTGGACATTTATGCCGAGGAATTTTATTCTCTTGGAACAATTTCTGGTACATTCACCAGTCCCTTGAACGAAAGTGAGCAGTTTCCAGTTGTTACGCTCAGGGAAAGAGAATCCAGCGACAGGTATCAAAGAGGGAATCAGGACTTGAAACACTCGCAGAATTTTATATTCAAACTTCCTGCATAAGAGAATAACATGACTACATTTTTTAGCGGAAACACCTTATTACCAGCCGACCCTGATTCGGTACTCCCTGAGTCTCAAGATAGGGAGTTGGACCCGGATACAGCCGCTTGGTGGTGTATTGGGTGTCCTTACAAGGGTATCAAGTCATCAGCTAGGGGAAATCCAGAGAGTGATGATGTAAATAGAGTCGGATTTGGGGCCGCAGGGGAATATAGCGGCATTGTTAGAAAAACTGTTTTCGTTTGTACGTCACCTAAGCAGAATATTTTTCACAAGTACACTCAGGAACACTCTACCATAGGTTTTGGTTTTTGTCCATTTCTAGAACAGAAACTTGCTCTGTTCGCTAACGGTAACGCAGACGAAGAGGCATAATATGGAAGACGGTAATACTCAAAAAACCAATAAGGAAATGATTCTTGCAGGCGTTTGTCCATCTAAACACGAGACAGAAGACAAGGTGTGCAGGGCTTGTTACGAAGATTTACTTAGGAAATTTAACAATTTACAGAACGGCACTGGTTCGAATAAAAAGTCTCAGTGGCATACATGGGGGAAGGTATAAACATGAATATGAGAGATAAAATTTCTGAACTCATTAGGCACTTAGCCGCTTATGAGCAGTTAAGGGGATATAAGAAAACCATAACAGCTCAAATGTTTGGTAAACCCGATGAAAAGAAGAAAAGTAAGGATAGAAGTGAGGGTACACCCGTACTTGAGGGTATTTCTTTCCGTTTTAAAACAGTTCAATATCATCTCGTGGATGATACGTTTGAGGAAATAAAAAAACAACCAGAAATCTTTGGTGACGTTGAAATTTATTCAGAAAGGTTTTCTCTTCCCGGTTGGGGCGAAGATACTAAAGATTTGGACCCAGACGAGTATCAATTTGAAATTATTGCCAAAATTGTTTCCAAACAAGACAAGGAATCTTATTATGCTTCTCTTCAAAGAGTTATGGATACAATATCTGAAAAACATAATGTTGAAATTGTCGTGTCGCCAACAGAAGAATACTATAATATTAATCATATAACCTTTCACACGAAGCGTGAAGGAGTTTTCAGCAAAGAATAATGGGAAAGTGAGAATAAAATTTCCCTATATCAAGGAGTAAGAAATGGGTGTAAAAATGTATAAATCAAAATCAGAAATGTGTGACACTGACTTAGAAGTGCCCACTACTGAAGACGTGGTTACTGAAGCACCAGAAGCTATGGAGAGCAACGTGCTTAACGTTGACCCAAGAAGTGCCAGTTTCGTTGAACAACAGAATGGCGGCTTAGGAATCGGAGGAACATTTATTCCTAACAGTCCCCAGACGATAGACCAATTAGGAGAATTGTCTCAACAAGATATAGAACAATTACTAAAAGAAATTTCATAAGGAGAATATAATGGGAGATTTGAATAAATATACAGAAAACGTAGCCGCAAGAGTTTCGCAATTTCGTGGAGGTGCAGTTCAGGGCAACCTAACGGGAAGAACGGGCGCACAACCCGGAAACAACAAAACTGCCGCTGGTGGTCAGCAAGTAATTAAAACCTCTTCTGACATTGATGGCGTAAGTGAATTGGCAAACGCAAAAGCAACTGTTGCTACTCCTACTGATCCGGAAGCTACCGTTTCAGGGAACAAAAGCGTTGAGAGTGAAAACCTTCCAGAAGGCAAGAAAGACGCTTTTCTTGGCGGCGCAGGCGTGGACACGGCAAATCAAAACAGCACCAACATGGGTTACGCTGGTCTTGGAAGCGACATTTTAAGATAATACTTGACATAATTATTAAATTATGTTAGCATAGGAGAATTAAATGCCAACTTTAGATAATGGTAATCCCAAAAATACTTCACCCGACTTCGAGGTTGCTAATCCCAACTTTGAGGGCCAAAAAACCGATAAGGTTAGAGGTGAAATCACAAATACAATGACGGGACAATTGTCAGGACACACACCAAAACCTTATGGATATTACGATGAGGCTGGCAGATGGTGGGAAGGCGGCAGAGGACACGGCATAAACAATGGTGTTCCTTCTGGTTTTATTAATGTCCCGGCATCGGCTTATTCGACATCAGTGCCGAATGTAGCTAATAGGTTTGCGAGATAATTATGAAAAAGGGATTCTCGAAAAGAAAATTTGTATATTGTTCGTTGGAAAAAACCGAGGTTCCCGTTGATAATCACGAGGGATGTTGCGAATTCTATGACGAAAGCTCCAACAAGTGTGAATATGTTAAATATTCACATCGCTCTGGTAGAAAACGTCTTAGCGAGAGAGAAGAGATTTATACAGCATTTAGTCAATTTTCATACAGAGACGATGAATAAAGAAGATAAAAAGTTTTATGTGTATATCTATTTAGACCCACGTAAAAAGGGAGCTTTCAAATACGGGGAGTTCCTTTTTGGTTATGAACCGTTTTATATAGGTAAGGGTTTTGGCAATAGATATCTTGAACACCTTATGCCAAGTTATTTAAAAAGAAAAAGCCCGAAATCTTCTAAAATAAAGAAACTTATAAAACTGGGCCACGATTTGACATATTATATCATCAAGATAAAGAAGAATGTTTCAGAACAATACGCCATTGATTTTGAGAAAGAGTTAATACATATTATAGGAAGAAATGATTTGAAGTTGGGTCCATTGTCTAATTTGACGGATGGCGGTGAGGGATTTTCAGGTTACAAGCGAACTCCGGAACAAATTGAAAAAGTTAGACTTAAGAAGATTGGGACAAAAATGAATGAGCACACGAGGAATAGATTACAGGAAGCAAATACTGGAAGAGTGTGTTTAGAAGAAACAAAGGAAAAATTAAGGAAAATTAATTTGGGTAGAAAATTTACCCCCGAACACAGAGAAAAATTAAAGAAATCCCGGAAAGGTCGAGTGTTTACAGAAGAAACTAAAAACAAAATGAGTATTTCTAAAATTGGGAAAAAGCAAAGTCAAGAAACAGTATTAAAACACAGTAAGGCCAGAATGAAAATAAAAGATTCAAAAATTATAAATAAAATATTAGACGATTACAAAAATAATGTACCTGTGAGAAGAATGGCCCGTATCTTAGGTGAAACTCAGAGTGCCATTATTACCGTATTAAGACATAATGGATTAATTAAAAAAAGAGTTTACAATGAAAATAAATGATTTCGGGCGTTGGACAGCCATCGTAGAAAAATTAAAACACGTATCTAAAAAAAACAATTTAAACAGTTATATTGTTGGCGGGTGGGTACGAGATAAAATAATTGGACGAGAACCCAAGGATTTAGATGTCATGGTAGAGGGTGATGGAAATGGCATGAAGTTAGCGGAACTCATGTCCGATGAATATAATCTAGGTAAACCCGTTCTGTTTCCTAGATTTGGCACTGCGAAAATAAGTATGGACGGCGAAGAAATTGAGTTCGTGGCTCCCAGAAAAGAAGTATACAGACCCGATGATAGAAAACCTGATACTCAATTAGGTACACTTACTGATGATGCAATGCGAAGAGATTTCAGTGTTAACGCACTTTTCATTGACCTTAGAAATAATGAGGTGGTTGACTTAACTGGTCTGGGTCTTGAGGATATAAAAAAAGAAGTTCTCAGAGTGTCAGACCCCACTAGTGCTGATGAAATTTTCTCTCAGGACCCATTGCGTCTTTTGCGTCTTATCAGACAGGCATCACAGCTTAACTTCTCAATCGACCCAGCCACATTCTCCGCTGTGAAAGACAACGCCCAGAAGATTTCTACCATAAGCAAAGAAAGGGTTCAGGAAGAACTCAATAAAATGCTTATGACCGATAAACCATCTAGGTCTTTGACATTGCTTAAAGACGCTGGGTTGCTCAACTACATTTTAACAGACCTTGGTTCCCTTGAGGGTACTGAGGATGACGGCCCTGCTGATTCGAAAAATGTCTGGTCGCACACTCTTCAGGTGGTTGATAATGCCCCCAAAAACCTTGTGGTGCGTCTCGCCGCCTTATTCCATGATGTGGGCAAACCAGCCACAAAAAGTAGAACCTACAAGGTTACTTGCCCCAAGTGTTCAGAACCAATTGAGTATATTTACAAGACTCAGCCAAATGTTGGGATCACATGTGAGAACGGTACATGTGGTGGCAACTTGGAGTTCGGTACTGAAAAAGAACTTTACGAAGCATTCCCGAACTATGACGTTCACTTCTACGACCATGAAAGGGTTGGCGCTTCTACGGCTACTAAGGTTTTGCGTGACTTAAGATATTCGGACGACATCATCAAAGAGGTTGATGCCCTTATCACTCACCACATGAAGGGTCACGCTTATAATGAGGATTGGACTGATAGTGCGATTCGTAGATACAAATTTGATACTGATCCTTACACTGAAAATCTTTTGGACTTAACCCAGTCAGATGTTACATCCAAACGTCCAGAAAAAAGACAAAGAAATAGGGACAAGATTCAGAAACTTAGGGAAAGAATTAAACTTTTAGACGAGCAGGAACAGATCGCTAAAATTCAGAGTCCGTTGGATGGGAACGAATTGATGCAGATGTTTCCCGACAAGAAACCGGGGCCGTGGCTTAAGGGCGTTAAAACCATGTTGCTTAATGAGGTTCTTGACGGAAACCTGAAGCAGAATGATAAAGAGGGGGCCAAAAGATTACTGGAAGGTATCGACCCAGAACGCTTTGCTTCTCTCGACGATAATATAAAATTAAGTTGGAGGGAACAGTAATGTCAACAAAAGCAAATTTCGAAAATCAGAAGGGGACAACATTCTTCGAAAACTTAAAGGGGGCTATTCTTAACCACTGGAAAGAAGATGGTGTGTATATTGCCGACCAAACTGCTGTTCAGATGGCTGAAGAGGTCGCATCTAAAATGAAAGCTCCGACTCTTGATGAACTCAGGCTGGCATTATCTGAATTGAAGTTAGATTTAAATCCAACGGAAGCACGTACAAATGATATGGTTGTCACTGCAAAATCTGTCATTAGCAAGTCTATAGACGCCTTGCATAAAGTGGGCGGTTTTGGCGGCGCAACAAGAGAAGAAGTCGAAATGGCTTCAAAGGAAATCATTAATCTCGCAAAGAGAACTGGTAATAGCATTAAACAAGAAAGAGAGGAAATTCAGAAGAGAAAGAAAAGAACTAAAAGGCTCAGGGAGACTGTTTACAATAAAATAAATGCTATTAATAATTTTGAGGATGATAGCGAAGACAGTCAAAAAGAAATCTTGGACTTAGTTGCCAACAATCCACAATTGCAAGAACTCGTTCAAAAAGAATATGAGGCTTTGCCTTATGATTGGGGCGCAGGCGGACCTGTTCAGAAACATCAACTGAAGGGACCGAATACATCCGAAGTTAATAAGATTGGTTATACCCCCGAGAACATTCAAGCCCTCAATGAAGCGTTTGGTGGTGGCAAAGGCAAAAACCCGTTCATGATTCAAGCTGTTGACCAGAGAAAAAAGGTTACGGATAGACTTTTGTGGACAAGAAAAAGATTTGCTTTTGAGAGAGCTATCGGAAATGCAGATAAACCTTTGTATGCGAAAAAACTTGGTTTCTATCAAGCATACGTTACTCTATATAAGAGACAGGCGGCTATATTAACTGAAGCCATACAGGATATGGATAGAATCATGGTCTCCACGAGAAAGCAAACCAATAAAGGTAAAGTATATGTAACAAAGGTTGTGGAACACCTACACTCTAAATCAGTCAACAAGGACGCTTTAGAAGACGCCCAAGCCGTATACGAGGCAGAGGTTCGAAAATATGCCGAGGAAAAGGCAGAGCTTGGTTCTGACTCTGTGGAATATGAAAAGATTCAACGTGAGTTGGATCAGTTGGCTGAAAAAGAGGAAACAGAGCCAGTGCTTACGGATAGTGGTTCAATGAACTTTGACCCGGAATTTATTTATGGTTTAGGCAAGAAGGGTGGTAAGGCTCACCAGCAAGCAACCATTGCACCTAACGTATGGTCTATCACTCCTGAAGGAAGTGTTGCGGCTAATCCTCTCGAAGATACAGATATCTCTTGGAAATATGGTCACGCTCTTTATGATTATCTAGACACTTATACCAAGGAAACCGAGAGAGACGTTAATGATGTTCTAAAAAAATATGAAGAAAAGAAAAAGGTAGACCAGAAATTTGCGGAAAGCCCATATGCAACCGAGGAACAAATTGCAGACTTCGAAGAAAGGGAAGAATCGTATGTTAATGGCTGGACCCGAGAGAAGAAGAGAAAAAATGTCTCAAAGTACAGCAAACTGGGCATACTTATGGAACCTAGCTAAGCAAAATGTCGGTAAGGGTTATCGTCCTAAAGATGACTCTTACAAAAAAATCATTACTCCAAATGATAGAACTATAAGAAACAATGTCATCGGGAACAAAAACACCCCGGACTGGATTCTTATGTTCATGGCTGAGACTGATACTGAATTAGGCAATACCGCTGAAAACATGTTGGGTAGAAGAGGTTGGGTAGTAGACAAGGTTGGAAAAGAACCCGAAATTTCAAATGAATTTGGGACTTGGAAATGGAAGCCCACAAAGCCAAGAAGAGCATCCTCTTTATTTAGCCGTAGAGAAGCCGTGAAACAAAATCCGATGCAACCTCTTTTAGATGAACAGGCGCANATAGCTCAAGAGAGAACTGAGTTGGCAAACAAAGAAATGGCAAACCCGGACCAAGATTTTACTCAGGAAAGAGAATCATTGAGGACTAGGGAGAGCGAAAATTCTGAAAAAATAAACCGCAGTTATGCAGGCCAGCTTGAAAGTGGTTCCGATGCTATGGGACAACAAACAAGTGGATATCAGGGTGCTGGAGACAATACAACTGCACCAACACCTAAAATTCCAGAACCCCCAGCTATTCCGATACCAGCACCACAAGCTCCAGCCACGGCATCTAAAACTTGGGGAAACATGTTTAGGAAGTAATATGAGACTTTCCAATAGAGAGGTACAATTGGTCGCAGATAAAACAACCTTCGTTCCGGGCTTGAATTTCATATTTATAGAGCCTGATGGGGAAGGTTTTTATGCGTACACATATCTCTATGGGGAAGAGGGAAACCCAGTGACCACAGAAAAATTGGCTGTAGCCAACGGCAAGAGTCTTCCCGGTATAATGGGGGAGATTGAGGAATTCCAAATGAATTACGGAATGGCTAAGGGTGTTCTAGTTCAGAATGAAAGAGGAACCTTTGAATATGTGAAAAAGGCTTCCACAAAAATGTCTAGAGTGGCAAAAGAAAAGACGGATAACGTGGGAACAAACCAAGTAGAAGTAGAACCTGAAAACGACGATGTTGATAAGGCTGTTCAGAAGATTAAAGAGAAAGAGCCTGAAATAATAATGCCCTTGTCAAAGATTGAAACCGATTTAGATAAAGATATGTTTGGAGAATTTACTAGTGATAACCTTCACACGGTATCTCTCAACACTCCTAAGATTGAGAATAAGGTTGAGGAAGTATTGAAAAATGCAACAGATGAAGAAATTCAAAAAGAACTCATTGATCAAATAGCTTTGGTTATTTCTCATGAATCTGGGCACCAAGAAGCATATACAGATGATGGCGACACCTCTGAGGCTCCTGCCAATAAAAAAGAAGAAGAATTTAGAGAAAAGATTACAGCCAATATAAATTACAGAAAGAGAATAATGTTGAGAGCGGAATATAATAGAAACGTAGTTTTTTCTGCTATTCTTTTAACGAAGCCAAGCAAGCAAGCTTTACTCGAAGCATTTCCACCACAACACCAAATTAAACAAGACGGTCACGTTACATTGGCTTTTCGTCCCGGCAAGTTACCTGAAAACCTTGGAGAAATAGTTAATTTGACCGTGTATGGTTATGCAAATGACAATAAAGCTGACGCTGTTTCTGTCAAATTATATGACATAGAAAGTACGAATGAAATTCCCCACATCACGCTTAGTGTATCCGAAGGTACACGCCCAGTTTATTCAAATGAGCTTCTTGCAAGGGGATATGAGGCAGTAGAACCTCTAGAATTAAATGGTGTGGTAGCGGCTTTCATGGGTCCAGATGGTTATATAACGTCCACCCCTGAGCTTCCTGAGCCTGTTTTAGAGGCTCCTGTGACACCTGAACCAACTCCCACACCGCCGCCAACAGAGATCGAGAATACAAATCCGGGAGAGAATAATGTCTAAGAATTATAGAAAAAAAATTATAGCAAATTTAAATAAGAAGGCTTATGGTGAAATAACCGTTACTGGCCCTGAGGCAACAATAACAGGAAAAGACGAGAAGGGTAGATTTGAAATTCTCCTAGAAAACGTTGAGGTTGAAGTTGGAAATATCAGTTATATGGGTCCTTCGGGAGATGGTTGGAATGAACCAAGAGAACCCGGAGGAATTGAAGACTACGAAATTGAAGGCACAAACATTGGGGTAGCAGAGAAGAAGTGGTTTAGTGGCAAACAGCATGACGTAGATAACCTGCCCATTAAACATTATCCCGACACGGACGACGAAGAAACCGTCACCGACCCAGTTCAATTGAAAGCTATTTCAGATTTCTATGTTGAAAAATTAGAAGATGAATTGTTGGATGATTTTTCTGAAAAAATAGACGAGACTTACAGAAAAGAAATGGAAAGTCGTGCAGAACCACCCGACAGATATGATGACTACGATCCAGACGATTACCGCTAATTAAATCAAGACATAAAAAGCCCCGGAGTAAAATCCGGGGCTTTTCTTTGTTATCCTGCCGTTAATTCTAAATTGTCAGGCTTTGCTTCCCCCGGTAATATATTGCTAAAATCAGAGAAATCGTAATCAGGGTTCTCAAGAAGCTCTTCGTAGGTGGATACATCATAATCTCTCTTTTCGAAATTACCATCACCATCTGTTGCGAGACCTGTCAAGGCTTCAATAATCGCCTTGAGTCTTTCAGATTCAATATTGTCATCCCACCACTCTTTTGTGATCGACATAATCAACTGTTTGTTTGTCGTTAAAGTGATGGGTGTTTTAAGAATCTTGATGTTAACATGTTTCTTACCAAGTTTGTTCTTTCCTTTTTTAAACAAGACTTCCATATATTCCGGTCCAATGAATGAAAATTGGGAACATGCGTTAAGAACTTGTTTGACCGCTTTCTCACCCTCAGGGGACTTCCAATAATTAGGTTGCTTTTCTTTCTTTTCTCTTGCCATCTTATTTCTCCTTGAGTTTTGTAATATTATAACTTCTCGAAATTACTTTAATTGACGTTTATCTTTCCTTACTAAATTCCTACAATATAAATATTTAACACCGTAAACATTATGCTTTTTAATTTTTAATTTTTTCATTATTTCTTTTATAGGCTTTCCTTCGTTTAATAATTTTATAATGTCATCTTTACGTTTCGCAATGTCTTCATATTTATTTTTTATATTTTTTATTTTACTCCATTTTCTGTGTAAATGAGGGATATTTTTAATATTATTTTTTAAAAATAACGAAAAAATGTGATTACCCGTTCTGATTCTAGCATATTTATTTACTTTTTCATTATAAATTTGTGAAACCATTATAACTTTCGGTCTTTTCATGCGTCCGTCAATATCCTTTGTTCCCGACAATCTGCATATTCTATCAAACCATTTTTGTAAACATTTACCCCAACTAGAATGACATTTAATCTCTATAGTGTTGTTTTTTCCTATGCTTCCATCCCCATCTATCAAGCCAACAACAAACGCTAAAAACAATTGGTCATCTTTGATATCTAAATTTTCTGGAGGATTATGAGTTTTTCTTATTTTAAAATCATATTTTTTTATTATCTTAGGAATCCAATATTTGTCCATTTTATTTACAGAAACATATTTACTCACCTTATATTTATTAAAGCTATTTTTTGACGTTTTACTTTCCCTCATAAGTAAATTTGCGGAAATAAATTTGGAAAACTTACTTAAATGATTTTTGTCTTTCAGTGATACACTAATGCTTAGTCAACAACCCCCAGCTAAAGCAAGGGGCTTGTAACTAGAAAAATTTTCTGTTACAATAGGCAGGTTGACATCTGCCCTTAAAGCAATGTTATACGTGGATTTGCATGTTTTTACAATTTTTCAAACAGGAGGCAATCAGGACAAACAACATAGGCATCCCTATCAATGCTAAAAATACTCAACTTGTAATCTGTGTACATCTTCTTCTTGGCTNGGNCAGACATCTTAACTTTAAATTCCTGATGCACTACGTTCTTACACACCTGTTTAATTGAAATTGGTGGGTGTGCCTTGGACTTGCTTGCTATCTTTTGGATGCGTTTCTTTACGTCCACGTATTTAACTTCAATTTTGAACTTTTTCAAATACGTTTCAATCATGCGGTTTAAAATTTTAGAATCAGTAAATCCAGCCTTGNCCACTTCTATNTCTTTAATGGCCTTATCTACCTCGCATATCTCAATAATTGGAATACATCCTGAAAACCCAGATTTTTTAAGTCGTTGTTCTAGTCGTTTGTTTTTCATATCGCTATCCCCGGACGGAACGGTTTAAGGTCTCCATATCTCAATGTCCACGCATCTTCTTTCCACAGGAAATTGTTGCTTCGTTCTCCTTTTTTATTAAACGTGGCCTTTTTATAATAATCATCTTTTGTGATTAAACCAACTCTATAGCCCGTTGTGTACTCATAGTTCAATATTTCTTCTATACTCTTGTCTTTAAGGTTTTGGGGTGCTATTATATTCGTAAAAATATAAACATCTGCTTGTTGATGTCTAGACGAATCCAAAATCATTGCATCAAAAAATTCTTTTGGTTCATCTTTTCTCGTCTTTGTTTTTACATCTACCTTAGCAGTCAGTTCTATATCTTTATTCTCAGGACGATTGACAAAGATTATATCACAATCTTTATTATCCACTATTATAGCCTTATCGCCAAGGGCTTCCATTACAATTGCTTCACCCAAATATCCCCAAATCCTTCCCTTACCGCCTTCATGATAAGCCCCATTAAAAGTATCACCAACTCTGAGGTGTCTTTGAATGACCGCCTCTCGCATTTCTTTGGTAATATTTACCTTGCAACAATTCATACTGCAATCGGAGCCTTAATAGAGTCGTGACATTTGTAATTCTCAAGGGTAAAGTCTTCATACTTAAAATCAAAAATATCTTTAATTTCTGGGTTGAGTTTCATGGTTGGCAGAGGGAAAGGTTCTCTACTCAATTGTGTAGCAACTTGTTCTTTATGGTTGTTATAAATATGCGTATCTCCACCTACCCATACAAATTTCCCCGGTTCTAGACCACAAACCTGAGCAATCATCATAGTCAACAAGGCGTAGCTTGCAATGTTGAAAGGTACACGCAGCAAAGTGTCACAAGAACGTTGATACAACTGGCATGACAATTTACCATTAACAACGTGGAATTGGAAAAGACAATGACATGGAGGAAGTGCCATCTTGTTAACATCTGGTACCTTCCAAGCGCTGACAATGTGTCGTCTGGAGTTGGGGTTGTTTTTAATATCTTCAACAACTTTTGTGATTTGGTCAACGCCCTCTTGTTGCGTGGTAATCTTTGTAATTCTGCCATTTGCCGTGACTTTTAGAACTTCTACTTCTTCCATAGTACCAAAATTACGCCGTTGAGAACCATAGACAGGTCCAAGTTCGCCATTCTCGTCTGCCCACTCGTCCCAAATCTTAACACCATTATCTTTGAGATATTTAATATTTGTGTCACCTTTTAAAAACCAAAGCAACTCATAAATAACGGCTTTAGTGTAAATCTTTTTAGTTGTCACTAATGGGAAGCCATCTGCTAAGTCAAATTCCATTCGTGTGCCAAACAGGCTTCGTGTTCCCGTACCCGTCCTGTCACCTTTGTCGTCCCCATTTTCTGTAATGTCTCTCAATAAGTCTAAATACTGTTTCATATCGTCTCCTTTTGAAATTCTGAAATTTTTTGTTTTATGTGATCCACAATTTTTGGTATGTTTTCCTTGCTACTTACCAACTCAACAAATGGAATCCTTGTTTTTAGCAATATGTCTTTCGTTAGTCTGTCTTTCTCTTTGGCTTCTTCTTCCGTTTGCATTCTTCCCTTGGGGTTGTACTTCTTTGTTCTATTCAAAAATATATTGATATTATCATATTTCTCGTGTTCTTTTAATAATATTTTATCAAGCAAACCGTCTTCGTCATTATTGTACACCATACTCAGCACAAGGGGAGAATCTGTTACAATGACATCAACGTGTTTACTCACAACAAACATGCTGTACATTTGTTTGGCGCAAACATACATTTGACATTCAAATACCTTGTATGCCTCTTCCCACACTTTTCTTTTGGCATATTCGGTAACAAGTTCAACCTCTAAATCTAGAAATTTTAGCTCAGAAAAGACAGCCGCCGCAACAGTGGATTTTCCAGTTCCCGGCCCAGCGAAGAAATTTACGGATATTGTTTTCATTATATGAATACTTTTCCTTTGTATTCTTTACATGCATCAATGAATTCTTTGTTTCTGTCGATTATGTGTATATCCATACCGCTTATGGTATCTAAAATAAACATCATATTTCTAGCTGTTTCACGAGCCGTTATACCTCTGGGTGAATTTCCTATGGCTGGGGCGGCACAAGATGTATAATCTTCATCTCTAATAAGAACAAGTGCATCAATTATGGCTGTGCCTATATTTTCTCTGGTTGGTTTGTCTGTGGGTCTATAAACAACAACAGCATGGCAAATCTTTTTAATACCAGCGTTCAACATAAACCCGGAATCGCCCCAATAGACTTCTCCGGGTTTATACAGACCATGATAGAAGCAGGCTTCCTTAGATGAGTTCTCTACTTCTGGTCCCCCAGCACGACTTAGGGCATTACTGACGCCCTTGTCCATAACACCCAGCCCGTTAGCAGGGTTGATAATGCAATCCACTTTTGCTTTCGTTATGTCACCTTCTTTAATGTGTATCATGTATACACCTTACTGTATTTCTCAACAAAGAACTTTCTTCCGTGACGTCGGGGCCATCCTTTTCTATTTTCATGGGATTCAGGAATACATAAAACTTGGTCCGAATATTTGTCGATTTCAAATATTATAACCCTTCTATAAGTCTCTTTCACACAACCGCCTGCTGTATATTCCCACGTTTCTCCGACTTTCATTACAACGTTTTTCCCCCGTGTTTATGCTTTCTTGTTTCATTGTAATCCATTTTCTTGTCTACGATATCGTCTAAGTCCCAGCCGTTACTTATTCCAATTTCACAAATTCGGATAAGTGCATCGGCAAGCTCAGTCGCCTCTCCTTCGGGCTTTCCATTTTCAATGTAGAAATGAGGTTTGCTGTTGCGAACTTCTTCTGTTGCTTCGGCAATTTCACTGTGGATTAGTGCATGAGCTTCGAGTGGTGTTGGTCCTTTTATGCCTTCCCCACGGAATCCAGCCTTCACGCAATGGTTATAAGCTCTTTGTCCAATCTTTTTCAAAGTCATTATAGTTCCTTGGCAATCTTATCCCAGAGTACGTTTAACGTCCCTCTGAGCATGGTCATATTACCATTGTTATCAATGTAATGGTCGAATTCTGCATCGTCAAGGTCGTTCTCACTTATGTCGTCAATGTTGAGCGAACTGGGTCTTGTGATTCTGACAGAAATACATTTGTTGAATGTTTTTACTAATTCCAATTCATTCTTAAAACGCATGTCGTCAATAAGGTAAACATGACCCTGACCTTTATGCCCTTCAGAATGTTTTTTGATTTTATTGATGACGTAATCTACCCATATTGTGGGGCGAATAGCACGGAAGGCTTGTCCAATATTTATGAGGAGTTGGCGACCCCTGTCTGGGATGGGTTCGAAATCATAGTTCACATCTTTTGCCTCTACGATACCTTCTTTGGTTTTCATGTAAATCTTTTTGTCTCCGCCCCAACCAAAATATTTTTCAGAAATTTCCTTTAAGGCTTTTGCAAATGAATGGATATGAACGTTACTTACTGGTTTTAAGCCGTGTGCTTTACCGTGTCTTTCCACAAATTCATTTCTTTGTCTTTCGCCTAAGATTTCTTTTAACAAATTACTACAGGTGGAATTGTGAACCACAGTAAAATCTTCAAGTAGAAATCTATGATTCCCATCCAAAACAAAACCATAATAATTACCCCTCTTTAAAGATTTAACATTTATAGATGACAAGCAGGAGTTGATATTTCTTATGCGTTTTTTTGCGATTTTTCTTTTTATTTTTGTTGGAATTGATTCAATGTTTCCATAAATTCCTATCCTATAATATTCACCCCACACCCCGTTGTTTACACACTCTTTTTTTTCTTTTTTAATAGATGTATAGAAACCTAAACTTTGTGATAAAAACATTATGTCTTTGGCTAGGACTTCATTTTTTTGAGATATCTCAAACTGTCCTCTGCCTTTATAGTGTCCATCAGTGTCTATTAATCCTGCCAATAATTGAAGTCTATTTTTTTTACTATTTATTTTATAAACATCCGGTATGTGTTTATTTTTAATTAAATTTAATTTTTTTAAATTAGTCAACAATATATTTTTTGGTACTGTCGGTTTGACATATATATTTCCAGCCGTAATATAATATGATTGAGCCGAATTTCCAACATTTAGATTTTTTTTGGTTGTTCTGACTTTTAATCTTAATTTTTGGGAATATTTTTTTATATGCGAAATTATTTCCTCATCAATAGTGGTAACGCCAGTGTTATCGGAATTTCCATCGCCCAGCCAAATACCTAAAAAATATGGTTCTATAAGGAGTTCTTGATGCTTAAATTCTACTGGGTTGGAATAACCATAAAGATGTCTTTTTTTAGTTTTATTTAATTTTAAATATTTTTTCAGTTCTATATCTTCTAATTCTCCGGTTTTATGGGAATTGTTATAATGGGTCCATTTCAAGGATAAAATATGAGAACCGTTTACCGTGTAATTCATGCCTCTTGATTGCTGTATTTTATAAAGACTATCTTTTCCTCTGGATAAAGACAAAACTTTTCTGGGGGTAGAATCATCTCCCATTAACAAGTCTCCAACTTTAACATCTTGAACATTTTTTACACTACCATCATACATTAAAACCGGAGTATTCTTTCCAAAACACTTACCACTTTGTGCTTTTCCAGAAAAAACTATTAACACATTTTTCATTTAAACACTCTCCTTGTCTTCAAAATACTTGTCTATAATTCTTCTTATTAATTCAGATGTTTTAATTCCCAGTTTTTTGGATTCTTTTTTAAGTTTTTCTTTTTGGGGTTTAGTTAGAAAAAAACTATCTCTTACCATATTCGACATAAATCCACCATGTATAAATGTTGTTTATACATTAAAATAATATAGAATTTTAATGCTTTTATCAAATTATTTTACTATAAAAAAAAGTATACCCGAATTAATCAAGTATACTTCTTTTATGTTAATTTATCAAGGGTTTTTATTCATATACCTTTACAGGAATCAAATGATAATAACCTTGAACCAAATTTTTATCGTACAATTTGTTTTTTACTAATTTGTAAATCTCAGCCCTCACCTTTTTTGTAAATTTAAGTGAGTGGTGTCTGTAATGTTTGTAATCCCAGCCCCTTTCTTTTCTATCCGTTTCGATAACAGAACGGGCCACAATATTTGTTTTGATATCCAACAAGTCTTTCCCAGTTTTGATGTTCTTAACCTTGTAAGGTATAACTCCTGACATATACAAACTTCTTATAATGGGAGTCACAAACTTAATGTTCCTACTATTGATCTGTAGTATGCCATAGTCCTTATTGTTAAACTTTACGGTGATTATCCTATTCCCGTAAACCACACCTTTACTGTTGACTTTTTTCTGCTTAAACTTTTGACCCTTCTTCCACACTGAAATTGTGCGATGGTTATATCCAGTTTCAGCCTGCGCCCACCTGAGATACATTTCAAAAATGTCTAAGTGGTTATCTCCAAGTTTTGTGAAGATGAATGAACTTTCAAACGCATACGTGACAAATTCCTTTATATCCTTATACTTTCTCTTTCCGCCGTGATATTTATAAATACGGTCTGTTACTGTCAAAATTAACAAATTGGCTTGATACTGTGCCATTTTGTGTTTATAATACTTTTCGTGTAACTCTGTGTTATTGGATAGAGCATTAGAAATTTGGGTTTTTAAGTCCAAGATTTCTTTTTTAGCACCGCTCTCCTTATGGGCATATAGACTTTGAGGTGTTAACAAAGCTATGAGCAGGGCTAAATAAGCAAGTCTTCTCATTATTTAACCTCCAGTTAATTGCGCTTTCTTTCTTACTCTCCCCCTTTATAAAAAACGAGCATCCAATAAAAGATGCCCGTTTAATTTGTTATAATAATAGAAAATTATAAGAAAAGGGGCTGTTTAAACAATTTGTTTAATGATTAATTTGTTGTATTTTTAAGGTTTTTCTTATACATTTTTAAGTAATAGCGCTTAAAAAACAGCATAGATTTGTCTTTTTTAACCAATTCGTCCCACTTTTTTAAACTTCTCAAATGAAGGGTGGGAACATAACGTTTTACGTCCTCTTCTTTCTTGGATTTGTTCAATATGACAATGCTCAAATCCGAGTAAAATAATGCTATCTTGAAATCAGTATCAATCTTATCTTTTTTGAAAAATAGATTCTTGACCTTTTCATCTTTGATTAGCTCTTCAAGTTTTATGTACGAAACATCCTTGAATAAATCGCTTTGAACAAGTATAATGTTAGGTTGAGGATTGAAATATTTTTCAGCAATTTCTTGTGCGAGAAATACACTACACACGATCAGAAAAATGGACGTACATATGATGAGAACTTTTTTGGTCATTACAATTCCTTTGTTGAATTTCACAATGATGTAGAAGTATTATAACATCTTTATGGAAAATTTTCAATGTTTTTTATTGATTTATTCCCCTTTGAATTGTATAATATTCAGCATAAGGAGTATCATGCGTAAAGAAGAATTTTCAGTAATATATAGAGGTTTCACGGTTTTTCCATTCAAAGGAAAGGGCGTTGTCATTAGGAAAAATGGGTCTCTTGACTTCGTTGATTCCAATGGTTACAGGATGATAAAAGATATCCACGGCAAGAAACATCCGGTGAGTCAGATAATCTACGCTGTCGGTAGTGCCTATCCTTCTGGATACCCCAAGACCTATAAGTTCATGAAAAATGTCACTGTTTCATATCGTGATAAAGATAAGTCTAATTGTAATTATGAAAACCTCAAATGTAAAGTTAAGAAGAAATATATCAAGCAAAATAAATTTGAGAACGAAATAGGCTTGTGTTTTAAATAAATTTGGCTATGCCCTTATAT